ATGAGCTGCGCCAGCTGTTAGGCAGGCAAAGGAAGGAAGAACAGTATTTAGAGGGACATAGGGAATACAGGAAGCGGTTTCCAGATGGGAGGTGATACCGTTGGACAAAGAAATACTCGTCCAATACTGCGATATGAAGGTGGAGATAAAAGATTTAAGAAAGCGGATTAGCAAACTGGATCAGTTTTTAAAAAATCCGCCAGTAGTGTCAGACACAGTAAAAGGAACTAGAAAAGACGGGACGATTGGCTCAATTAAAATTACAGGTATCCCGGATCCTGAGTATCGAAGGAAAGAGGGGCTGCGTACCAAATACAGGCGTATGCTGGAGCTAAAAGAAATGGAGCTGTTGGATCTGACCTGCCAAGCAGAAGAATACATAGAGAGTATTGAGAAGGCAGAGCTTAGGACAATGTTCCGATTTTACTTCATTGATGGACTGTCTTATGTGAAAACAGCAGACTGCATGAACCATGAGTACCCGGATAGAGAAATCAAGTATACAGATGAGAATGTTAAGAAACGGATTCAAAGATTTTTTGAAAAAGTTGAAAATGTCCCCCAATGTCCTGAAGAAATTTGATAGTCTATAAACTAGAAGCCAAAGGCATACAGCCGACGGCTCCCCCCCAGTCGGTCGCTAGGTGTCACAGCCTGGCGGCCGGTTTTCCCCATAGCGGGGTAGAGCAGATGGTAGCTCGTCTGGTTCATGCCCAGAAGGCCGCTGGTTCGAGTCCAGCCCCCGCAAGCCCTTACCATAAATAATTCTTCTTTTCTAAGAAAGGCTCCTGCTTTGAGGCGGGGGTCTTTCTTAGTTATCAACATATTGTGGATAATATTGTAGATAAGTACAATATATACAGATTTGAGGTGGTCTGATGGCATTAACACCAAAACAAAAATTATTTGTTGATGAATATTTAATCGACCTGAATGCTACTCAGGCCGCTATCAGGGCAGGATATAGTCCAGGGAATGCAGATAAGATAGGTTCGGAACTACTAGGGAAAACTAGAGTTTCAGACGCGATTAAAACAGCCATGGCAGAGCGATCCCGTCGGACAGGTATCAATCAGGACAGGATTTTGACAGAGTTGGCCTGCATCGCATTGGTGAATCCTGCAAAGGTAGTTAATTTTGATGAGGCTACCATTCGAGAGGATGCACTTCCGGAAGACCTGGCAGCTGTAGCATCCGTCAAGGTAAAGAGATTCCCGACCAAAGATGGGGGAGAGGGAATTGAGAGGGAGATCAAGTTCTGGGACAAAACAAAAGCGTTAGATCTGGCAGGCCGCCACCTTGGCATGTTCAAGGACAAGTTGGAGGTTTCGGGCACTCTAGAAACGGAGAAAACCAAACTGGACGATCTGATCCAGCAGATGCACGGCGGTGATGGATAGTGAGCACAGAGCGTTTGTTGCTGTCTGAAAAATACAAGGCTTTCCTCCGCTGTAATGCCCCTGTGGAGTTTTTGGAGGGTACGACAGCCGCCGGAAAGACAACAGTAGGCCTGTTTAAATTCATGCTTAAGGTAGCAGAGTCACCTAAGAAGCTGCATATCATAGCTGCTAAAGATACAGGAACTGCTGAGAAGAACATCATTAACAAGGATCTGGGAATCATAGATGATTTTGGTGTGCTGGCTGAATATAACGGCAACGGTACTAAGGACGATAAGATCCCCCACATTCTGTTTCACACGTCCCAGGGCGATAAGATTGTATATGTCATGGGATATGGAGACAAGAAGAAGTGGCAGAAGGCTCTGGGCGGTCAGTACGGCTGCCTGTATATTGATGAGGTCAATACAGCCGATATAGATTTTGTCCGTGAGGCTGCCATGCGCTGTGATTACTTTATGGCGACCCTCAATCCGGATGATCCAAACCTGGATGTTTATCGGGAATACATCAACTGTTCCCGGCCTCTGCCGGAATGGGAAGAGGAAACGCCACAGGAAATCCGAAACGAGCTGAAAGAAGAACCAAAACCCGGCTGGGTGCATTGGTTCTTTTCTTTTGTCCACAACCTTGGCCTTCCGAAAGAAAAGATAGATAAGATCATAGCGAATACGCCCAAGGGGACTAAGATATGGAAGAACAAGATTCTGGGGCTGAGGGGGAAGGCAACAGGATTGATTTTTCCCAATTTCGACCGTAAAAAACATGTGGTTACTGCAAAATGGGTGCGCGAACAAATAAAAAATGGCAGTATAAGGATCAAAAAATTCAGTGCAGGATTAGATACCTCCTACTCTGCGAAATCTCCTGACACAATCGCTATGATATTCCAGGCGGTCACAATGGACCGGAGGATCTTGGTGCTGTCCGAAAAGGTCTACAGTAATGCAGATCTGTCTTGCCCTCTTGCCCCATCAGACACGGCGGTAAAGTTCGTGGATTTCTTGGAAAAGAACCGGAAGGAATGGGGATTTGCAAAAGATGTATTCATAGACAGTGCGGATCAGGCAACCATCACAGAGCTTAGAAAGTACAAACGGATCCACGGCTGCCTCTATAATTTCCTGGACGCCTACAAAAAGGTGGAAATTCTGGATCGTATTAAGCTGATGTTGGGCTGGATCCAGCAGGAGTGTTATTTAGTAGTGGATACCTGTGAGGAGCATATGGCGGAGTTGGAGCGGTATTCCTGGCTGGAAGACAAAGATAAACCGGAAGACAGAAACGATCATACAATTAATGCCAGCCAATATGGCTGGATTCCTTACCGTCAGATGATCGGCTTTGAGGAGGATGAGGAATGAGGTGGATAGCGACATTGAATGAGAATATTAAGCGGGGGATCCGCAGCTGGTTAAATGTAACGCCAGCAAATCCTTACAGTATTCAGATCAATGAGGTGATGGATTTTGAACTGAATGCGATCCGAAACCGGATCTGGTATCGGGGAGATGGAAACGAGCTGGAGCAGATGTATCAGCAGAATCCGGAGTATGTAGACAGATATAAATTTTGGGCCAGCAAGTGCACACCAGGAATGGAAATGCGGAAGATCCATACCGGGCTTCCCGGGCTTATAGTTCGCATTCTGTCGGAGATCGTCCTGGCTGATATGGGTGATTTTGATTTTACAGAAAACCGGCAGCTTCAAAAGGTATGGGAGGAGATCGCAGATCCCAAAAACAATAATTTCTATGAAAAGTTAAAACGTGCATTGCGGGAAGTGCTGTACATTGGTGATGGTGCGTTCAAGATCACTATTGATACCAGTGTAAGCAAGTACCCGATTTTAGAGTGGTATTCCGGGGATAGAATTGAGATCATCCGCAATCGGGATCGGGTGAAAGAGATTGTTTTTAAAACATCATATCAGGATGGATATGTGCAATACACACTCCATGAGCACTATGGCTATGGATATGTAAAGAACATATTGTACCGTGGGGAGGAGCAGGTATTGATAGACACAATTGAGGCGACAAAGGGGATAAAAGATGTCAGCTTTGAATCCTCTTTGCTGTTGGCAGTTCCACTGCGGATTTATGAATCCACAAAGTGGGAGGGACGTGGGGGCAGTATTTTTGATGGAAAATTAGATGCATTTGACGCATTTGATGAGACCTGGTCCCAATGGATGGAGGCTCTGCGGGCTGGACGGGCAAAAGAATATATCCCTGAATGTTTTCTGCCCCGGAACCCACATACAGGCGAAGTGCTAAAGCCAAACCATTTTGATAATCGTTACATCCAAACCGATCAGGATATGGGGGAGGGAGCCCAAAACAAGATTGACGTGGAGCAGCCGGCAATCCCTCACGAAAGCTACCTGGCGACTTACATAACTGCCCTGGATCTTTGCCTGCAGGGGATCATCAGCCCATCTACTTTAGGGATTGATGTAAAGAAACTGGATAATGCAGAAGCCCAGCGGGAGAAGGAAAAGACCACGCTGTATACTAGAAATGCGATTGTGAATGCGCTCCAGAAAACACTTCCCGAACTGGTCAGTGTGACGATCAATGCCTACAATACTCTGCTGAAAAAGCCAATCCAGGAGGTAAAAGTGGATATTCCATTTGGGGAGTATGCGAACCCCTCCTTTGAGAGCCAGATAGAGACTTTATCTAAGGCCAGGCCAGGCGCTCCGGTGATGAGCATAGAAGCACAGGTGGAAGAATTGTATGGAGATACCAAAGATGAGAAATGGAAGAATGAGGAAATTGCCCGTTTAAAGTCAGAACAGGGGATCGCCGAGGTAGAAGAGCCGGGGATCAATCAGTCCGCCGGTTCATTTCAACTGAATACAGAAGGAGGCAGATCGGATGGTAGTGACAATGGGAAAAAAGGTCTGGGTGGTGAATCAGGAACGGTACAAGAGCCTTCTGGCGCTGGGAAGTGAGCAGGTTCCCTTTGGGGTGTACGCTATTGAAAAGGATGGACAGGCAGAAATGCGTCTGGATCATTGCAAGAGCATTACCCAGCTGAAAAAACAGATCCGCCAATTCAAGGCGGCAGGGTATAAAGTATATGCAAACGGGAGGTAGCTACTATGGATATTCCAGGATTTACATTGCTTTTGCAAGATTTTTGTGATTATTGCCCGGATTTTGAGGTGGAAGTTGAGTCCTTTGATTGTACATGCATTGGTCACAAATCCCCAAAAATGACTCATAGTGTTAGGTGCAAGAATCGAAAGCGCTGCGCCCGGATTATGGAGAATTTGAAAGCGAAGTATCAGAATGAATGAGTATGACATTACAACTGCTTTTAAAGTGATTGAAAATGAGCTGATCGCTTCCATGATCCGTAATATGGACCATCACCGCGCCGAAGAAACGAAGGAGGGCATTGAGTGGTCCATGTGGCAGGTCGAGCAGTTGAAAGCCCTGGAAAAGTATAAACGGGATAACCAGAAGAAGTATAAGAAGCAGTTCCAGAAAATAAACGGTGAGATTGATCTTCTGATCCGGCAGGCCAGAGAAACGGGAAATATGCAGCAGGAAATAAAAATACTGGAGGCGATAAAAAAAGGATTTCCGGTCCAAAAGATCGGTAAGGGCATGACGGCAGAGTTCTTCCGCTTGAATGACCGTAAGCTGGAAGCTCTGATCGAGGCCACCACTCACGATATGGAGAGGGCTGAGACTGCGATCCTGCGAAAGGCGGAGGACGATTATCGGAAAGCGATTTATAATGCGCAGGTTTACGCTAATACCGGTGCAGGAACCTACGGGAAGGCTGTAGACATGGCTACAAAAGATATGTTATCCCGCGGCCTTAACTGCGTACAGTATATCAATGGAGCCCGACATACGCTGGCTGATTATGCTGATATGGCAATCCGGACAGCCAGCAAGCGGGCATACCTGCAAGGCGAAGGAGAGAAGCGGAAGGAATGGGGAATAGCTACGGTAATTGTCAACAAGCGTGGAAATCCCTGTCCCAAGTGTCTCCCGTTTTGTGGGAAGGTTCTGATCGATGATGTGTGGAGCGGCGGATCTGAGGACGGAGTGGATCCAGAGAGCGGGAAGAAATATCCATTGATGAGTTATGCCATCAGCCAGGGGTTATACCATCCGAGGTGTCGGGATAGCCACACAACCTATTTCCCTGGAATTTCAACAGCTGATGATACATGGACAAAAGAAGAATTGGAGGCCATCGGACAGGAATACGAAGCAGAACAGAAACAGCAGTATGCGAAGCGGCAGGAAGAGAAGTTCAGCCGTTTAGCTGAACATTCGCTAGATGCAGAGAACCGGAAAAAGTATTTGCTAAAGAAAAGACTCTGGAGAAAGGCAATCGGTGTATTTGATACCTTGCGAGAACATGAACCAATATCGGTTAGTCAGCTTAAAAGTGAATATAAAACTGATCTATTAGATATGCTCAGCCAATCAGATGGCAGGATTCAACGAATTTTTTTAAAACATGCTGATAAGGTAGCTTTCATAAATGAAAATGCCGCAGGAACCGGGGTAACAGAAAAAAAAGGGATAAGGGTCAATTTAAAAAAAGATAAAAACAATTCTAGGGGGAAATATACCACTACGTTTCATGAAATCGGACACTGTATTGACCGGGCAGGAGGAAATTTATCATACAAAACTCCAGACTTCAAAACCGCACTTAAAAGTGATTTTGAAAATGTTGTAAATGCATATATGAAAGAGTATAATGTAAGCCAAGAGGAGGCATATTTGTTAATCGGAAATGCATTAAAAGCTGATAAATATCATGCTATATCAGACATGGCTGGTGGTTTGACGGGAAATAGGTGTCGAGGGAGATATGGCCATGAGACGGGATACTGGGATCGGGATAATGCGTTGGAGAAAGAAGCTTTTGCTCACTTCTTCGAGGCCTACGCAAGAAATGATGTGGAAAAGATAGATATTTTATCACAAATATTTCCTTCGGCCAGGGAGGAGTTTTTAAAACTATTGGAGGGATAAAATATGAGTTTACCAGATTTTTTAAGGCCAGAGAATGTGAAACCAGACCCAAAAGCTGATGAGATGATAGAAGTTATTCGCAGATACAGGCAGGAAATAGGAGATGATTTAATTACAGAGCCATCATCATACAGCACACAAGAATGGATAGATATGCTAACGGAATGTATCAAAAAACATATAACTATCTGGGAATTATGGGAAGAAGATTATGACCCTGATGCAGAATATTAATACCACCAGTCAGTAATGGCCGGTGGTTTTTTGTACTCATTTTTAGCGTTGCGACGTCGCAACAGGAAGGAGTGTACAATGAGTAGATTTTTAAGATGGCTGAAACGGTTCTTTTGCCGGGCTAAGCCCGACTGCGAACACCGGTATAGAAAGCACTGGTGTCGCCGCCATGGCTCTTATGGTGGGTATGTGAGGCGGTGTGTGAAATGCGGAAAGGAGATCGAGAGATGAAAAAGTTATTTATATCGCAGCCCATGAAAGGAAAAACGGACGAAGAAATTTTAACGGAGAGGAAAGCAGCTATTAAAGAGGCAGAGAAACTGGTAGGGGAACCGATTGAGGTGATTGATTCATTCTTTCAGTCAGCACCAGCAGACGTACGGCGGCCGTTATGGTTTTTGGCAAAGTCTTTGGAGTTGCTTTCAACCGCCGATGTGGCATATTTTGCTCCGGGCTGGCAGGAGGCCAGAGGGTGCAAGATAGAGCATGAATGTGCGGTACAGTACGGAATTGATAGAATTGAGTAGGAGATCAAGAGATGAGTGAGTGTAAGAGAGAAATGAGATTAGATGATACAGCTGAGATGATGAGCAGCCCAGATTATAAGGAACGCTTTAGGGCTGAGTATTGTCAGGTTGCGATCCGATACCACAAGCTGAAGGCCATGTTGGATAAATGGGATCAGGGTATGCTGGATTTTAAACCGACCTGCCCCAGAAGCATTTACAGTATGCAGGTAAAAGCTATGACGGATTATATTGCGGTTCTGGAAGCACGGGCAGTAATGGAAGGCATAGAGCTTTAGTCATAACAAGTCATAGGATTAGTCATAGACACGCAGGTTTTCCTGGGTGTTATTTTTATGCCCGAAGGCTTAAAACTACGGTGAGACACACCGACATCAACTGTAGATGGGAGACACCCGAAAACTGTAACGTGCAGACAGCACAAGAAAAACTGTAAAGGAGTAATGAAATGAGAAAAAGCAGGATTCCTATGAATCTTCAGTTGTTCGCAGAGTCTGGAGAAGGAAATCAAACACCACCGCAGAATAGTACACAGCAGTCAGGAACATCTGCCGTAATCAATCAGCCTCCGACGATTGATTACGACCGTATTGCCCAGATTTTAGAGGGAAAGCAGGCAGCTACGGAGGATAGCGTGTTGAAGGGCTATTTTAAGCAACAGGGATTGTCTAAAGATGAAGCGGAGCAGGCAATTGCAGCGTTCAAGCAGCAGAAGGCAGCCCAGCAGCCGGATGTAGGGGCTATGCAGCAACAGCTCACTCAGGCACAGGCAGCAGCTCAGCAGGCGCAGATCCAGAGCGCAGCCACCATGGCGGCGGTAGGGCTGGGGCTGGATGCCAAAACGATTCCTTATGTCCTTAAAATGGCAGATTTAAGCCAGGTGATGGGACAGGACGGAAAAATTAATGATGAAACCATGAAGAATGCGCTCAATAAGGTATTGGAAGATATACCAGCATTGAAGCCACAGGCTGCCGGAACTGCCGGATTTGTGCAGGTAGGCGCAGCCAGTGGGAATCAGCAGGCAGGCGGATCAGACGAGGCCTTAAAGGCAGCTTTCGGATTAACTTAAGGAAAGAGAGGAAGTAACACATGGCAGTTTATGATTATGCAACAACGTTTACGGATCTGCTCCAGCAGAAGTATGCAAAGGAGTTATGTTCAGACGCGCTGACAAAGAGCAATCCACAGGTCAAGTTTATTAATGCACAGACGATTAAACTCCCGAGAATTACCGTGTCTGGTTATAAGGATCACACCAGAACACCAGGATTTAATGCAGGCACTCTGGGGAATGACTGGGAGGCTAAGAAGCTGGAGCATGACCGTGATGTGGAGTTTTGGATTGATCCAATGGATATTGACGAGACGAACCTTACCTTGTCTGTAGCCAATATTCAGAATGTCTTTGAGACAGAACAGGCAATCCCAGAGAAGGATTCCTACCGTTTCAGCAAGCTCCATACAGAGTTGACTACATATTCCGGCCGAATCGACAAGACGGTGATCACCGCAGCTAACTTCCTGGAAGCTTTTGATGAGGAGATGGCCCGCATGGACGAGGCAGGAGTTCCAGAGGAGGGCCGGATCTTATATGTGACGCCGACCATGAGAAAGATCGTGAAGGAGGCAGAGGGGCTGCAGAGAGTGATCTCTGTCAATACTCCGTCCACGATCAACCGGAAAGTCCACAGTCTGGACGATGTTGTCATTAAGATGGTTCCAGCAGCCCGGATGAAGACGAAGTATAACTTTACGGAAGGCTGTGTTGCAGCGGAGGACGCGAAGCAGATCAATTGGATCCTGATTCACACAAGCTGCGTGGTATGCCGGGATAAGTATAGCTATATCAAGCTGTTTACTCCAGGAACGGACAGCCGTACAGCAGACGGATACCTGTATCAGAATCGTAACTATGGCGACCTGTTCCTTTTAGAGAAAAAAGTGGAAGGATGCGCCATGAATGTGGAAGCAGGAGATTAGGAGAGAACATGAAAGCAAGTAAAGGAAACAAAGAATATGTTATCAATGGAGATCAGGTAAAGGCATATCAGGACAGTGGGTTTGATGTAAAAGATGATGATGGAAACATGATTGCCTACGGCAAAGGAAAGACCGTACCATATGAAACGTATATGGCTGTTGTAAAGGAAAAGGAAGACCTTCAGAAGCAGATTGAGGATCTTCAGAAGGAAAATGCGTTCCTGAAGGAACCGTCTGAAACAGCAGAAAAGCCAAACGATTCCAGCAAGAAGGCTCCGTCCAAGAAAGCAGGTGAGTGATATGGCATATGAGCCGTATGCTACGCCTGATTTTTATTTAGGAGAGTACGGTGGGAGCCTGATCCCGGAGGATCAGCTGGTAAGCGCCCTTCGACAGGCTTCCCGTCACATTGATTCCCTGACCTTCAACCGGATTGTGGGCCGGGGAATCTCTGAGCTTACACCATTTCAGCAGGGGCTGATCCGGGAGGTGGTCTGCCAGCAGGCGGATTTTGAATACGAAAATGCGGACGAGATTGACACGATCCTGCAAAGCTATAGTATCAACGGCGTATCCGCTCAATTTGGCAGCTCTTGGAATGTGTATACAGAACAGGGAGTTGCCATGAAACGAGATGTGTATGCTTTACTCTGTCAGACCGGGTTATGCTGCCGCTTAGCGAGGTGATGTTATGAAATATCCATGCTTAGTTCCGAAACGTCTGTGCAAGACCCAGATCCACATACATCTGGAATCTGAGGGAACAGACGAATACGGACAGCCGGAGATGGTTCTAGATCTTGACCTTCTGTGCAATTTTCAGGATAAGGCAAAAACGGTGCTGACCGATGAAAAGAAGTTGGTACAGATCACAGGCACAGCCCTGTTTCCGGGAGATATTGCCCCAGGGTGGCCTTCCTTAAGCGGAGGTACAGTAACGGTGTTTGGTGAGGTACGCCGGATCTTGCAGGGGAGCAAGGCTCGAAACCCGGACGGGACGGTCAATTATTGTCGGCTGGAGGTGATCTGATGCAGGTGAAATCTTCTGTGAAACTGAATATGGCAAGGATCAATGAGCTTACCCAGGCGGCGGTGATGGCTTTAGAACACACTGCAGAAGAACTTCATACAGAAGTACAGCAAGCTCAAGTTGTCCCTAGAGATAATGGAACGTTACAAGGGGAAAAATTTTTTCTGGATTATTCTGAAAAAGAAAACGGAAAAGTTTCGCTTGTACATGAGGGGCCATATGCCCGGAGGCTGTACTACCATCCGGAATATAACTTCCAGACAGATGAAAACCCGAATGCAAAGGGACATTGGTTTGAAGATTGGCTGCCCGGAGGAAGTAAAGCGGATTTTGTTCTTAAAGCTTTTAAGGAGAATTATAAAAAGGCAGGTGGCGTATGATATTGACCTTAGACAATGTTCGAGGGTACATAGCGGGTCTTGGGGAGTACAAAATGGTGTACATCGGCAAGATGGATAATAAAAAAGAGCATTCCATAGGTGTATATCCCCGTAAGGCCTCTGGACAGCCTGTGACAGCTCTGGGAGGCTCACAGTACAGCTCCTATGATATCCGGCGCATATCCCTGCTGATCCACTGGGATAAGGACGTACGGGCCTCAGAACAGGCAGCCTATGAATTATTTGAGAAACTTAGAAATGGATCCAGCCTGATGATAGGCGATACCCATGTTAATCAGATCAGCCTTAAGGTACCGGAACCACAGCCGGTAGGTACAGATGATAACGGGGTATACGAGTATGTGATCTGGCTGGATTTTGTATATCAGAGAAAGTGAGGGTAAGAAATGGCAGGAGAAGCTAAAGTCTATCCGGTACATAATAACGAATTTAAGTTCGGGATTAAAGGCATGACCAGCTCAGATGAGGATATGGTAATGCCTTCTGATCTTGAAAACTTTGCTCCGTCCATTGATGGAACAGTGGAGGAGTGGTATGCCATGGACGCTAAGGGCTGGGCTAAGTCAGCTATGACAGGAAAGAAGCTGTCCTTTGCTTTTAAGGGAAAACGGTCTGTAGGGGATCCTGGAAATGATTATATTGCAGGCCTGGCGTGGAAATTTGGGCAGGATGTTATGACAAAATTTGAGTGGGTCATGGTATCTGGAGCAAAGCTGGCATGCACTGTGGTAGTCAACGTTACCACACCAGGAGGCGGAGATACTACAAATCTTGATACCCTTGAATTTGAAGTAACATGCTATGGCAAGCCGGAATTTACACCAGCTCCAGGCGTAGGTGTCTGAATAGAAGGAGGAAAAAAGAATGTCAAGAAAAGTAGATATTACAGAAAAGCTGAGTTTTGAAGGAAATCCGTACCTTGTTATCAAGGGTCATGAGCTAGAAGTGAACGCTGATGCTGCAAGCGTTCTTAGGGTGATGGGAATTATATCAGCAAATGATGATCCGGGATTAAAAGAGATGGGCGTGGCATATGACATCTTGTTTCCACAGGAATCAAAGAATGTGATCGAAAATGTTATCAAACTGGATATTAAAGATTTATTTGTATTGATTCCAGAAGCGGTAAATCTGATTGTGGGAAACGAGGATAACAAGCCGGGAGAGCAGTGACCCGTACTACGATCTATTTGAGGATTGGGATTTGATTGTATCCAGTTTCCTGTCGCAGTACGGGTTAAGAATCAGGACAAAAGAGTTTGAAACGGTTTCCTGGGGTGAATTTAAGGCACTGATCGCCGGATTATCCCCGGAGACCGCTTTAGGACGAGTGGTAGCAATCCGGTCTGAGACGGACGAGGATGTTATCAAGCATTTTTCAAAGGATCAGCACCGGATCTATGACGAATGGAGGAGTCGGGGAGCTGAAATCATGGATGAGAAAACCTTTGAGCAGAGCATGGCAGAACTGGAAAACATGTTTGCAGCCATGTGCGGTTAGTAGGAGGTGACAGAAATTGAAAAAGTAAGAAAGCAGATCCGGTGTCCATACTGCGGATACCGGATGCCGATTTATTATGATCCTGACGCCAGTGCAAAAGGGATTTTTGTGCGGTGCAAGGGCCGGGATTGCAGGAAAGAGTTCGAGGTAGATATACATCCGGACAAGTAGTGCCATTATGTGCCGATGTCTGAGTAACAGATAGAGGCAGGTGGTACATATGGCAGCTGATGCATCCATTAGTTTTGACATATCGCTGGAATTAGGAAAAATCAAGACAGCAATAGACAATACATCTCGGAAAGTAAAGGCGGATTTTGAAAAAGCCTTTTCAAATTCAGCGCAAAAATGTCAGAGGTCATGCGATGAGATGGCTGGAGCTTTCAGAAAAGTGGATGCTTCCGCCGATGAAACCCGGCAGAAAATAGAAGCTATTTTAAAGGATAGCGAAAAGAGTGCAAAATCAAAGGCTTCTTCGATTGCATGGATTTATCGAAAGCAGGGAATGAATCAATCAGAAGCCATGAAAAAGGCATGGTCAGAGATTGAGAGGAATAGCAAATCAGCCTCTGAAAAGGTTAAAAAGAGTATACGAGGTATCGGATCACAGGCAAAAGAAACCTCTGGAGAGCTTACCGGAGCTTTGGGACCAGCTCTTAAAAAGATAGGGATTGTCTTAGGTGCGGCGTTTTCCGTAAAGAAACTGATTGACTTTGGAGCTGATTGCCTACGCCTGGGATCTGATCTTCAGGAAGTCCAGAACGTGGTGGACGTAACATTCCCCCGGATGTCCAAACAGGTGGATAATTTCGCCAAGAATGCAGTGGCTTCCTTCGGACTGTCAGAAACTATGGCGAAAAAGTTCACTGGTACATCCGGAGCCATGGCAAAAGCATTTGGATTCAGTGAACAGGCGGCTTATGAGATGGCTACAACCCTTACCGGATTGGCGGGGGACGTGGCCTCTTTCTATAACATCAGCCAGGACGAAGCTTATACCAAATTGAAATCAGTATTCACGGGCGAAACAGAGACACTAAAGGATCTGGGCGTGGTTATGACCCAGAGCGCCCTGGACGCGTATGCTCTGGCGAATGGGTACAGCAAGACTACTGCGAAGATGTCTGAAATGGAAAAGGTGGCCCTGCGGTATAAGTTTGTGCAGGATCAGCTTTCTGCCGCTTCAGGTGATTTTATCCGGACGTCTGACGGTTGGGCGAACCAGGTACGGGTTCTTCAGCTGCAGTTTGATTCTTTGAAAGCTACCATCGGCCAGGGCCTGATTAACGTCTTGACCCCGGTTATCAAGGTGATCAATGCCATGATCGGTAAGCTTATGAGCCTGGCTAATGCCTTCAAAGCCTTTACGGAAATGATTACTGGAAGAGGATCATCTGGCGGTGGAACCAGTGCAGCGGCCGCAGGAATGGAAGCGGTGGCACAGTCCGCAGATAAGGCTAATAAAGCTGCAGGCGGAGCAGGAAGCGCTGCTAAGAAGGCCGCAAAGGACATGAAGAGTGTCACCACAGGAATTGATGAGCTGAACATCATTAACCCTGACACTGGATCTGATGGAGGCGGATCGGGCGGAGGAGCTGCAGGTGGGTATGACGTAGACCAGTTTGATATGGGCGCGGTTGATACATCTGCGGTAGAAGCCATGGACAGCAAGTACCAGGCACTGATCGACAGGGCTAAGGAGCTTAAGAACCTGTTTGCAGCTGGATTTAAGGGTGGATTTGGAGATACGTCTGTATTCGACAGCATACAGACATCAATCGCTAACATTAAGAATAGCCTGAAGGATATTTTTAATGACCCGGAAGTGGGGCAGGCAGTCACTAGATTTTCCAACATTTTGACGATTAATTTGGGGCGGATTGCTGGATCTGTAGCTGGAATCGGTGCAACAATAGCGGATAATCTTCTAGGCGGCCTTGGCTTGTATTTACAGCAGAACACAGCGCGGATCAGGGAATATCTGGTATCTATGTTTGATATTGGTTCCCGTGTTGCTCAGATTGCAGGTGATTTTTCCAAGGCTGCTAACACCATTTTCTCAGCTTTCCAGAGTGACAGCGCAAAGCAGATCACCGCGGATCTGCTCGGAATTTTTGCAGAGGCCTTTATGGGCGTCACAGAATTGGGCGCTACATTCAAGACAGACATTTTAGATGTCATTACTGGTCCGTTTATCGAAAATGCAGATTATATCCGGAGCACGCTGGAGGATACATTCAGCACGGTTGAACCGATCTTTTCTACAATCAAAGATTTGATTTCGGAGACTTTTGAAAAGATTGGTACAACCTACGGTGAACATGTGGCCCCAATGCTGGCAACCTTCAAACAAGGGTTCGTGGAAATCGGAACACTGTTGCTGGACGTCTACAACACCTATTTCCTTCCAGTATTGCAGAATCTGTCGGGCCGATTTGTTGAATTTAAGGATCAGTACCTGATTCCGCTGATTGATAAGTTCTTGGAATTTGGAGGAAAAGTAGCGGACGCAATCACAAAACTGTGGACTGGAGCTTTGCAGCCCTTTATTGAATGGTTTGCATCCAATGTAGCGCCAGTGATCGCTTCCTGTCTACAGATTGCTACGGATACATTCTTTGGATTTTGGGAATCCGTTTCGGGTATCATAGAAGGACTGCTCACAGCGCTTGGCGGTGTGATTGACTTTATTGTCGGTGTATTCACTGGTGACTGGAGCCTCGCCTGGGAAGGGATCAAAGAGATATTCTCTGGTATATGGGAATCCTTGAAGGAACTTGTATCTGGGGCTGTAACATTTATTCAAAACATTGTCAACCTGGCTTGGACTGCCATATCCGGGGTAACCAGCACCATTTGGAATGGTATAAAATCGCTGTTAAATACGGTTTGGAATTGGATCAAGACCCAGGCTAATACGCTGTTTACCAATGTTAAAAATACGATCAAAACGATTTGGGAAAGCATTAAATCCACAACTTCTGAGATCTGGGAAGGAATCAAGAGCACTCTGTCTACCCTCTGGGATACTATCAAAACGGCTGTAGATGAGAAATTCGCGGCTATGCGTGACGCAATCACAGGTATATGGGATACTGTGAGAAGTAAAACCAAAGAGATATGGGACGGAATTTGGACTGACATTAAAGGGATTATCAATATGATTATCGGTGGTGTAGAGAGTATGGCCAATCGCGTCATTGACGCAATTAATGCTATGATCGAAGCGGTTAATAATGTAGCGGATAAAGTGCCGGGGATTGATGATGAACTAATTCCAAAGATCCCGAGTGTCAATCTTCCGCGTTTGGCGCAAGGCGGTTTTGTCCGTGCCAATACGTCACAGCTTGCCATGATCGGTGATAATCGGCATTACGGCGAGATTGTAGCACCTGAGGACAAAATGCAGGAGATGGTAGATCGGGCGGTTGCAATGGCCTCACGCAACAGCGGCGGCATGAGCGACCAGTATCTTGTCATCATGATCGATCTGTTACAGAAGATTATAGAGTTGATTGAGCAGATGGATCTGACGGTGTATGTGGACATCAGAGAAATCAAGAAGCAGCTGGCTGATCTGGAGAAGCGCAGCGGTTACAAGCTCAGACCAACATAAGGAGGAAACGGCATGGCAATCTATATCAACGGTCACAAATACCCATCTTACGACCGAGGGCCGGGACTTACTATAGCTACAAACGTAAATCAGGGAAAGAACGCTCTGGGGGAGTTTGTGGGGCAGAGGGTAGGCCGGGATCAGGATAAGATAGATGGGCTTCAATGGTCTTACTTGGACGCTGCCACCTGGGGAAGTATCCTTCGGGAATTTGATAATTTTGTAGTGACCGTCAAATTTCCGGATATGAAAACGGGAGGCTGGAAAACTGAGCGGATGTATCCAGGGAACAGAACGGCTAAAGTCTGGGAAGAGAATGATGACGGGCTTCCGACTATGTACAAGGACTGCAAGGTGAATCTGATCGACTGTGGGGTGATTGAATAATGCAGGCGGCAAGCAGTGCATATAAGGAGATCATGCGCCGTAAATGGCGCAATCCCCTGTCACATTTGAGGGTAACCATTGGCCTTATCAACCAGGAGGCGCAGGCGTCTGCCTATATTCCAGATCCTTCCCAGTATACCTATTACTCGGATCTTAAAAAGCCGCTGGATAATTATAAGGTTCAGGAGCTATATGCTGTCTGCGATCAGGATTATACCCAGGTGGATGGTTCTATGTACTTTTTGCCCCATGAGGCGGATACAGTGGTTCTCAATCAGGGGCTTGTGACGGAGGAACTTTTGGGAGATATCGAGATCCGTTTTCCAGTTCCGCATGATATTAAGGGCCTGACGGTGGAATTTGGGAAAGCGTATCCAGTCGATTTTGTTATTGTATCTGACAATCATACAGTGGAGGTTACAGACAATACAGATGGCCATTATGTAACGGAGGAGATCTTCGAGGGAGCCACCTTCTTACGGTTCTCTCCGTCCCGGATGATGAATGGGCAGAGCCGGTTCCGGATCAATCAGATCACAATGGGGATCGGTATCTATTTTGACAGCCGAAAGATTTTGTCGGCTACCAAAAAGGAGCATATCAGTCCTATATCGGAGGAATTACCTACGATTGATTTTAGTTTGACGGTCAGTAATAAGGATCGGGCTTTTGATGTGGAGAATGATGAGAGCAGCGTCAACTTTTTTGAACCGGGGCAGGATATAGAGGCATTGTACGGGCAGGAAATGGACGATGGAACCATAGAATGGATTCCGGGTATTAACCTGGCATTGAAAGAGTGGTCTGCGGATGATGAGAAGTTAAACCTGAGCGCGTCAGACCGATTTGACAACATGGACGGTATCTATTACCGGGGGCAATATCATCCAGAGGGGATCAGCCTGTATGATCTGGCAGTAGATGTGTTTATTGACGCCAAAATCGATCCAAGAGAATATGGAGTTGATACCTACTTGAAAACCGTGATCGTCAAGAATCCAATCCCAGTTATAGCTCACAAAGAAGCACTGCAGCTGATTGCCAATGCGGGGCGGTGTATCTTATACCAGGATCGGAAGGGAAAGATATATCTGAAATCCAGTTTTGTGCCGGAGATGTCCGCCTCATCTGAAGATGAAGCGTATTTTTCCCATGTGGATACGATCTTGAGTAAAGGCGCAGGAATCCGTGACGAGTATGCATTGACAGGGCGGGATTATTCTACAGCAGACGGAGCCGTGTATTTTCTTCCCCGCCAGTCTGATGGCGGAACCTATCTCAATACCGGGTATGTCTCTGATGTGGCAGCAGATGAAAATGGAATCTTCCAAAGGAATCCAACCGTTACCCTTACGATGGAAGCAGCATATAAGTGTTTTGGCGTTACGCTGATATTTGGGCGTAACTGGCCGGATACTGCAATATTCCATTCATACAATAGCGGAGAAATTCAGGAGGATTACGAGGTCAAAGGTTTGGAGCAGACAGCAGTGATCAACCATGAGTTCCCAGAGTTCGACCAGCTGGTGATTGAGTTCACCAAAGGAACGCCCAATAACCGTGTGATCCTGGATCAGATCGCTTTCGGGGACAGCACAGATTATGTGCTGGAGTATGGCGTAGAGCTGACGAAGACGCCGGAAGGGACGAGGCTGCCTCGAGTAAAAGAATTGCAGGTACTGCGAACCCTGTATAGCCAGGAAAGTGGAGAGGTGCAGGAGCTGATCCGGGAAACGATCGGTCTGACAGCGCAGGATAGCCAGTACACATTTTACTTTAGCAATCCATCTTATGAGCTGTCTGCGGCCTTCTCAGAGCCACAGGAAGGGCAGGAAGTGACAATTGTAGAGAACAGTGCTTATTATGTGACCGTAGCACTTACAGGCGTTACAGGAGCGGCAGAGGTTGTAATAAGCGGCAAGGAATATGTGGTAACACAAGCCAAGGTAAGCCGCCAGCTTAACCCTACAGGCAGCCTGGAAACATGGGAAAATCCATTGGTATCGGATGTGGTGCATGCTGTTGATCTGGCTGACTGGATCGGGGATTACCTTAAGGCTGACAGAGAGTACAACCTACAGTACCGGGGAGAACCGAGGATAGACGCCAATGACATTGCATTTTTGGAAAATAAGTATGTTCCGGATCTTCTGATCCGCGTGACAGATCATACCTTGAAATACAATGGAGCGCTATCCGGGACGATTAAGGCAAGGAGGGATATGAGCTATGTGGCAACAGCCAAAAACAGACTGGCAGGCAAGTGATTTTTTTAATATTCAGGATTACAACCGGATCAAGGGCAATCTTAACGAGATCCGGAGCATGGCCTTGGAACTCTGGCCGGAGTTTGATTTTGAGGATATGGGGCAGGACAAGACCTATCAGGACTATGGATTTTATGCAGATGAGATTAACCGGTTTGAGAATAATCTGGATCACATTTGCACCGGTACATATCCTTTTGAGATCGGAGAAAAGCAGACATATAGCGATAATCAGCCCTTTATTGGCTGGAAGGAACTGAACCGGATTGAAAGCGCCTGCCTGAAAATATATCGGAATATCCAGTCGGGCATGGACAACAGACCAACCTTGGAAATGACATTGGGAGGAGATGTGAATACATGGCTTTAAAAACAGATTTTGTAGACGCTTTGTTTGAACAGAAAAAAATTCGTCTGAACGAAAATGGGGACGGAACAGTAACACCTGTAGACGAAACAGAATATACCCGTCAGGGTGATAAGTTTGGGGCAAAGGAGATCAATGCCACCAACAGAGAAGTTAACCGTATGTCAAATGAGGTAGAGATCACTCTCCCTGCCTCAGACTGGAGCGGATCCGCGCCGTATACCCAGACAGTAGAAGTACTAGGGCTGAAAGCAACGGACAAGGTGCAGCTCATGAGCGCGGCCAAAAAGGACACCCCGGCAGAGACGGTCAAGGTCTGGGATAAAATGGCTGGAATGATAAAGGCGGGAGAAGCGCTGGACGGCCAGGCTGTTTTCTGCTGCCCGATCAAAAAACCAATGGAAGATTTTAATATCAAACTTGTGGGGGTGAGTGTCAATGAGTGAGATATGGATACCAGCGGCAGCAGGCGGAGGCGGAGTTACGTCTGATGATGTAACTGCATTGAAAAAGCACATTTTAAAGGGAGAAAGGACAATCACGCAAGATAGCAATGATGAAGTAATAGAAGGAGAGCTGGAAGTCAACAGCCTTCTGTCTTTTAGTGTGGCCGCCTATTCTGGTCGCAGAGTTTTGGCAAAATGGCAGAACCCGAATCAGGCGGCAGGAAAACCTTACAGCGGGGTTATGATCCGCTATAGTACAAGCGGCTATCCTGGGATTAATGAGGGGACACAAATATACAAAGGGGCTGGAAATAATACGGCTTCGGGAGGTTTGTCTCAATCATTCCTGGATCTGCCCAATCTGAATACAAAATATTTTTTCAGTATTTTTCCGTATGTCACTACAAATAAAGGGGATATGATTGGGACGCCTATCAATGCCCAGGCTACCACTTTAGGAATTTTAAACAAGACGTTTACTGCTAGCGGAAGCTATACAATCCCGGAAGGATATTCCAAAATGGACGCGTTTTGTGTTGGTGGAGGAGGCGGGGGTGGAAAAGGCGATGGATCAAAATCAAACTTTTATGGTAGAGGTGGCGGTGGCGGCGGAGGTGGATATACGAAAACGGTCAAAAATATATCCATATCTGGCGGACAAATATTAAATTGTATTATTGGTGGCGGTGGTGGAGGAAGCAATACAACATATGATGGGAACACAGGTGGAACAACCAGTATAACAAGCAACAATAAAATATTATGTTCTGCTAATGGAGGGATAGGTGGAGCCAGAGGTGAACGTCAATATGGAGGCAATGGAGGCTCAGGAGGTGGTCGTGGAGGGTATGATGATTTTGATGGTTACATAGAACATGCGCAAAATGGTGCTTCAAATGGTGGAAACGCTAGTGGTCAAGGCCAAGGCTCAACTACAAGAGTATTCGGTGAATCTTCCGGTACATTATATGCTGGAGGTGGTGGTGGAGGCGGTGCGTCCAGTGCTAATTATGGAAATGGAGGTTCTGGCGGCGGTGGACAAGGTGGAGAATATCAAAAAAACGGACACAACGGAAGCACCAACACAGGTGGAGGTGGCGGTGGTGGACATGGATCAAACTACGTTTATGCTGCTGGAGGCAATGGAGGCTCAGGGATTGCAATTATAAAACTATACTAATAATTAGGAGGAAGCTATGAAGCGTGAATTTGCAAAACCTTATATTATGGTCGATAATAGTCCAAAAGGTACTATTCAAAATATTGCCATGTTCAATGATTGTGAAGATGCAAATCAAATTACTCGTGCAATTTATGGAGATAATGCATTTGCAGAAGAATACAAATGGTTGGTGCAGGCAGGCGATATATATAAAGATGGTATTTTTTACACAGTAGATGAAACAGGAAATGAAGAGCCCGCAGAATATATACCAACCGATTCAGAGCGGATTTCTCAACTATCCCAAGAGAATGCAGAATTAACAATTGTTTTAGCAGATATGATAGGAGGTGCGTCTGTGTGATTAGCAATATTCAAAAGTCGATCATGATCCGGGCCTTGCGTATACGGAAAGAAGCAGGGGAAGATCCTTCGGAGGTTTTAGCAGGCTATAAGAATTTAACGGAAGGTGAACGGGAAGAAATCTTGAAGGCAATAGAACAGGAAGGAAGATCATGGAATACATACAAACGCTCTTAGCAATCTGCGGAGGAATAAGCATTGTAGGAGGAGCCGGTGCGGTTATCGTTAAGGTAATCAAGCCGGCTTTTCGCTTGACAGCGCGGGTACAGAAATTGGAAGAGCATTCAGACAAGGATTACAAAAGGCTTGTCGCATTGGAGACTATGCAAAAACAGCAGTCCAAAAGCCTGGCGGCGTTGCTCAATCATCAGATTACCGGAAACGGAGTGGAGGCAATGAAGCAGATCCGGGACGAGCTGTTGGAATCTATCATAGACCAGTAGAAGGAGGTGAAGATTATGCTTAAAAACTGTGTATTTAGAGCGGATGTGGATACCCGTCAGTGGATCCGCGCAGCAGGCAGGAGAGCTGTAAAGACCATGGCGCAGACGTTTGTCGCTACCATCGGATCAGCAGCTGTCATGGGAGAGGTCAACTGGCCTATGGTAGCCAGCGCATCCGTGCTGTCCGGTATCCTGTCGGTGGCAACGTCCATCGCAGGGCTTCCGGAGCTGCCAGCAAATAGCTGAGAGGAGGTGATCCATCTATCTCCCGATCCGGCCAGGGTTAGAGCCGGAGAAACTACTATTACATATCAACAATGAAAGTGAGGACAAAGATTATGGCAAACACATTAGGACATGCAGACAAGAGAACCGAGGAGCAGAGAAGAAATGACGTAGCCCAGAAGGCAAGACCGAAGGGCGCTCAGGATACTACGTTTGTAACCACTGGCCCTGCAACCAAAAAGGAAGATGAGAGAGCAGTAGGCACGGAGGATAAGTAGAGTTGCACCGGTACAACCATAGGCAGGCCCTGAGGGATTCTCCAGGGGGCTGTTTTTTGATTGCGGCATAGCTGCTGCTGTGCTATAATGCTAATGTTACCGCCTCCGAATCTGGTGACAGAAGGGAGGTGTTTCATTTGGATCACATTCTATCGTTTATCGTCGCTGTTGCGGCTGGTGTAGCCTGCCACTACATCATCAAATGGTTGGACGGCGACAAATAACCGGTAACCAGCCTACAGATGCTTAACTGTATAAAAATAGGAAGAACCCCCAGAAGGTGTGAGCTTCTGGGGGTTCGTTTGTTTCACTTGGAAACATCCTATCGTTTGCCTATTGGCATTATAGCATATGCAGATTTTATTTACAAGATACCTGAACATGATTTTTCCCGGTTTTGTACCGGGCTTTTTTATTTTGAAGGAGAATATCATGGAAAATACAGTAAAAAAACTGATCGACCAGGCCGCCGGCTGGATCGGATACCTGGAAAAGAAAAGCAATGCATATCTGGACGATTTTACGGCCAACGCGGGAAACAACAATTATACCTGCTTTGCCAGGGACTACCAGGCCCATACCGGCGACAATTACCAGGCCCAGCCCTGGTGTGCTATGTTTGTATCGGAGGTATTTGTGCAGGCATTCGGGTTGGGGGACGCCGAGAAGTTGCTGGGAGGCAATCTGTATCATTATTGTCCTACAGGAGTCAACCAGTTCAAAAAAGCAGGCCGGTGGAGTACATTCCCGGAGCCTGGGGCAGTGATCTTCTTTACCAACGGCCAGCGAGCCTATCACACTGGTATTGTTGTAGAGGTGACGGCCAGCAAGATCAAGACCATTGAGGGCAATACTTCCGGCGCTTCCGGCGTGATCGAAAACGGCGGAGGAGTGTGTCAGAAGTCCTACAGCAAGTCTTATGGAAAAATACTGGGGTATGGTCTGCCGGACTGGCGTGTTGTTATGGATCAGGAAAAGAAATCCGGCTGGCAGCAGGAGGGTAGCGGCTGGCGTTTTTATCTAGGAGATACCGGGGAGCCGGTGAAAAACGACTGGTATCAGGATAAAGACAGCGGCAAATGGTACTGGTTCGATGGCGCCGGTTACATGGTGCATGACACATGGTATCAATATAAGGATCATTGGTACTATCTGGGATCAGACGGGGCCATGGTGACAGGGCAGCAGACCATTGACGGAAAGTGGTATGTCATGGACGATCAAGGGCGCATGATCGTGGAGCCGGTGACGCTTACTCCGGATCAGGATGGAGCACTGAGATGGCCGGGGCTGGCGCAATAATCAATCATATTCTGTCCATAAAAAGTCCATAAATAAAAATTAGATACTGGAAGAATGAAAAACAAAAACCTCGCAAGCCTTATACTTACGAGGTTTCAGAGTAGCGGAAGGGAGATTTGAACTCTCGACACCACGGGTATGAACCGTGTGCTCTAGCCAACTGAGCTATTCCGCCATATT